CGCTTTTGGGTATTAAACTCGGTCAAAATTGTAGCCGCTGTGACCTCAGGGGAACTGGCTATGATAAGGACTTGGAAGAAGGAAGAAAAAGACGGTTTGATTTCATGTTCCCTACCTCCGAGATTCGTTAGAACCTCTATCACCTCTCCGTCTGGGTAGTTCTGATGAGAATCGTCTAAATAGATGTTCTTCGTGCTAAGTAAAGATGTGAAAAACTTTCGGAGAGAGTATCTGAAGTTTTTATATAGCGTTCCGTCCATTTTCTCACTTCCTCATTTGGAGTTTGATCCATTCGATAGTCAGCTCTTTGATTCGAACTTTCGCTTTTTCCTTCCAGGAGTCTATTACTCTTCGAATGAAGCCTGCACTGGAATCTTGCTTCTTCTGATACGTATATCGGATAGTACCGTCTTCCTCTACCAGAATTCCGACTGCAAAGAGATATCTGAGAGACTTCTTTCTCTTCTCGGGGTCCTCGCTCAAGGAATGACCTTTTACTCCGTACTCTACCCAGAGAATATATTCCGTGTTGTTGGAGATTTCCCAAAGAAGCGGTCCCGCTTGGGCTAGATTCCAGTTTGAACGAAGATTCCCTCCGAGATATCCGGGAGCGCTTTGACCTACTGGAGAAGCTAATACAAGGTCATTTAAAATCTCCCTGGCAATTCTCTCGATTATGAAAGCGGCACACTCTTGCGGGTACTTCTCGAGCCTTCTGAAGAACATATTAAGCTCATCGAGATTGTGCCTGATTTCGCCGTCCTGCCTCATTTCTCAGATATCCCCAGCACCACATAGCCTCTCTTGTTCTCTAAAAGGTCTATCTTGTAGGTAACTTCCCCAATTTCAATCAAGTCGTCAGCGTTTACATCTTGGCCCACAAGAATTACCTTTTTGGAATCAACGGAAAGCCTACCAGCGCTCTGTTCGATCTGGCGAATGCTCCAGGAACCCACATATCCAGTTGTCGTTGTCGTCGAATATTTAGGGGTCCTCATTCCGGTGCTCGAGTAGGTATAACTGCTTTCTCGAAGGATTTTGACCGTCTCTTGCGGGAGATTCTTTGCAAACTCGGCATTCATAGACTCAAAGTGTTCAAACATACGAAGCCCTTCTATATCGTTTTAACATCTTCTCGATGGTGGCTCCGTATTTGTCCGAAAACGTCACCGAAGCGCCTTCAAGAGACTGAGAGACTATTCCAGATGTAAGCTGAAACTGATATTCAACCATATCTGCAGCCGTAATCCGCAATGCTCCGGGCAAATCTTCGTCATCGGGAATTCTGCAGTACCCTCTTATCTCGAGTTCAACGGCTTCTATAAGTGCCGAGATTCTAGTATCCTGGGTTGAGTCGGAGATTCCTTTCAGAGCCTTGTATTGCTGTAACGTAATTAGCGCCATAAAACCACCGCCAAAACAGAAGGGGCCATTTAGGCCCCTTCATCAATATTCAAATTTGAACAGATATACATCTACGGTAGGTACGCCATTCGTATCGGTCGCATTCCAGGTGACTTTCACCTCAATGTATCCGCCGTACTTCAAAAACCTGAAAGTCTCCAGTGGACCAACAAGCAAACTTGTAGTATCCGTACCGGTAAGGGTTTCGGAAAGTGACCCTTTCGGAGCTCCACCAAAATCACCAGCGAGAATCTCAATAGTCACACTAGTAGCGTAGGCAGTAGGTGAAGCGTCGGATAACTCGGGGTCGATTCCAAACATAATACCGATACACGAAGAATCGTATGCAAACTTAAATGTATTGGCGTATGTGTCGGTAGAGACCTTCGTTAGGTCTGTGGCCACCAACGACAGGGTGGTCATGTCGCTTATATCGAACTCCACAAAGTCGATGGCTGGAACCTCAACCGGAGTTGCGTCAATGGTTATGGAGGTTGCAAAGGCAAACCCTCCAAAGAGGAGGGTTGCCAACAGCACTATTAAAGTAAATTTCCGCATTCATATCACCTCATTAGGTTCCTGGAGTAGCGAGCACTCTTACGAGAGCGCCGGGCTGAACTACCTTGCGGCCATAAACGAAAAGGCCCTTGATAGCGTCGGAGAAGTTGTTTTCAGGGCGGTAGGCTTCTACCTTCGAAATCTGGCCGGCGTAGGAGATAGCGGCTCTAGTTCCAGCCATGATGTAGGTGTTGACCCCGGAGGTCTTCAGATGGTTGGACATAAGAACCGATATTCCGTTGATAACCACCAGCTGGCCGGTCTGAAGATAGTTCTGCCAGGACTGTTTGAACCACTCGCTCTTGAAGAGCATACCGATATACCACGGCGGAAGAACTATCCAGCGCCCATCATCTGGAACGTTTCCCTCGTTCATCTTCGTCCCGACATCGACGATAAGGTCGTAAGCGTCCTGCTCGCCGTCGCCATTACCTACGGTGTAGGCCGCCGCGCCATTCAGCATCTTTACGCCTGCATCGGCGTGAAGACTCGCAATGTCCTGGTCAATATACTTTGAGAGAGCGTAGGAAGCTCTCTTCATAGCCTCGTCCATTATCTTGACGTTCGCTTGGGCCGCATCGATGTCCTTCACCTGGAAGTTGAAGTATCTCCCTTTGTCGATGTTGAGAGTCTGGGAGGCATCTCCGAGCTCTTCTGGAGCGTCGATATCGGCACCGGTGTATTCCTTGACGGTTACATCGCCGATCTGACCGATTTTTACGGCGTTTCCCATTTCCTTTATTTCGCCCTCGTAGTCGGTATTGACCAGCTGTTTAAATACCAGCCTGGCATCAAGATGCGCCAAAAGTCTGGCCGACCAAAGGGTTGGAATAAAACTGGTGTAAGCCATTTCTTATCTCTCCTCTTACTTCAAATTTTTAAATCTGTCAGGGTTCGTTTTCCATATCTCGTTGATCTGTTCCGGAGTCATTTTAGCCACCTGCTCCTTAGTGAGCGGGCCATCCTTGGGGAGCGGATCCGATAGGTGGGGTTTGAGCCCGGTTTCTTTCAGTTTCTCTTCTACCTTGCTCTGGACTGCCTTTGTCCAGGCCTCAGAGAAAGTGTTGAGGTTGTTCAGGGTGGCCGGTTCGTCTGGACCGACGAGGTAATCCACGAAGTCTGTAGGAAGGCCTTTTTTCGACGCTTCCTGGAGGACTTTCGCTCTGAGAGATTCCCTCATCTTTCCTGTTTCAAGTTCCTGGACCTTTTTTGTCAGCTCCGCCAGTTTCTTTGCCTCTGGCGTCTCCGGGGGGTTCTTTTTGGCTATCTCTTCTTCTACTATCTTCGAAAGGTTCTTTTCCTTCCAGCTCTCGAGACTCTTTGAGAAGAAAGCGTCCCGATAGCTTTTTAGTGCATCGTGTTTCTCTACCAGCTCGCCCGCGTTGTCTTTCGTGAGAGAAGTCAACGGGTTGAACTGTTTCGCTAATTCTTGTACTTCTGGAGTGTCTTTGGATTTCAGGATTAGTTCAATTGCTTCTTGAATGGTCATAATTTATCCTCCTCACCCTCCCGGTGCCATTTGCCCCGAGAGTGCTGGTAT